AAATTTCCAGAATTGTGCTTATAACCGTATAGATAGCATTCCATACTGTCTCAGCACTCGTTCTGATAAGTTCCTGGTTCTCCGTCCACCAAGCAACAACCGTTCCAAAGATACCCATGACAAAATTAGAAATCTCTGATACGACTGCATTGATAACTTCAAGAATCGCATTCCAAACGGTCGTGACCGCATCTCGAAAACCTTCGTTAGTTTCCCATAGATATTTCACAATAGCAACAATCGCTGCTATGGCCACTACAACTCCTGAAATAATTCCAATGATTGGTAATGCTGCTGCAATCATTGCGCCAAATGAGGACATAAACACAGCTTGCAGGGTTAAGAATATGGGGGCTAAGGCTCCTACAATTGTCAAAACCACACCTAAGATGACAATGAAATCTTTTACTGGATCAGGTAAGGAATTAAACAGCTCAGCTACACCTTTCACAATCGTTGCCAAGGTTTGGAAAACAGGGATCATCATTTCCAGAAGAGGTTGACCAATAGCAGATAATGCATTGGTCCCAGCTTGTTTCAGATTCCCCATCACGTTTTCTAATCCGTCTGATTCTCTTGC